TACGTTCTAGTTCCTGATTACCTTTGTCGTTCTGTAGTTGCTTCTGACATTCAATCATCATCTTCTTGAATCGTTTGCGATCCTCGTAGTATTTCTTCATGAGCGCAGGTAGGAAACCCTGCTTGTCACGCGAGAATACTGCACCATTACCAGCGATGGTTTGGTTTTTAGATTTAGCGATGCTGATTGAATCTTGCCAATGCTCGGTGTTCTTTAGAACTGAGTCTGGTCTGATTCCCATTAGTGTTTCAACGAAACACTCAGGCGAGATGTTGTACTGCATGATTAGATGCGGATACAGACTATTCAAGTCAAACGAAACAACCCAGTTGTAACGACCGACTTCAGGATGCTTAACGAAAGCACCAGCGATCTGCGCATCTTTGCGACTATCCTTTTGCATCGGAATCACGACACCTTGGTCGCGCAGATAGTTGTGAATGATAACATCCCATAGCAACACAGAAGTCATCGCATCACCGTAGTTGACCTTAGCGTCGTACGCAATAGCACAAGCCTGTTCGATAAACTTCATCTTCTGCTCGAGTTTGACAACGAGCGAAACGTCTTTGACGTTGTACTCCATATACAGTTGATGATTGCGCTGATACAGATCGTCTAGGTTTGTATAACCCAGTTCGCGATAGTCAACTTTCTTCTCACCAAGTTCTACCTGAGAAATATAGTCAAGTGAATACTGTTCTTGTTTGATGTAGGTGAACTTCTGATACAGCTGAATGTAGTCAAGAACTGGAAGTCCGACCAGCTCGACGATGTTCTGTTCTCGTCCCATCTTGTCGTAATATGTACGGAACTCCGTCATATTCCAAGGCGACATCTTCTTGGCTTCTTCCTCGTTAATCTCATTAGCAATACGCTGATACAGATAAGGAATATCGAAGCCATCTACGTTCCAGCCAGTCACGATATCCGCATCAAGCTCACGCCACTTGCGAATAAACTTCATCAGCATTTCTTTTTCTGAAGTGCACTCGACGTACACGATGTCTTCGTTGTGCGGGATGAATCCTTTGAGTGCCCAAGCATAGTAAGTGATGCCATCGCTGATAGTGATAGCAGTTACAGCTTTGTCAGCTGTCTTTAGATTAGGGAAGCCACCGCGCGAATCAGTTTCGATATCGAGATAAGTCACACGAAGTGCTTTTACATCAAAGTCCATTTCGCCTGGATACTCATCGTTGATGTAAACATATGGCCAACGATTCATGCCATAGTATTCGAATGACGAGATGTCCTTGTATTGTTTTGCAAAGTCACGCGCTTCGCCGATAGAGTCAAACTGAATCTTGTCAACCTGCTTGCCATCTAGCGTTTTGTACTGACTAGGTTGCTTGGTAGGAACGAACAGATATGGCTTGTATGCGATGCGACGCTGGACTCGTTTGCCATTTTCATAGCCACGAACCAGCAGATCGTTTCTTCGTTGTTCAACAGAAGTGTAGAACTTCATCAATACTTCTGCCCTTCAAACCATTTCTTCGGACGGTCATCAAGGTGAGCGAGTTCTGGGTTTAGTTCGATTAGATTCAACAGTTGTTCCATCATCATTAGATTACAGATAGCGTGACCGATGTGTCTGGCTTTCGATTCAGGATCCATGTCGTCGCCCATCTCGATTGACGCGAGGTGACGTTTGACGCAACCAATATATTGGCTCATCGGTCCACCCTTCGCCCAGTTCCACGGTGCATACTTTCCTGCGCCATACTCGAATACATCTGCAGTTGACTTCAGCAGATGAGTAGGAACTAGATCGTATCGTGTCTTGTTAGAATTGTAGCGAGCGCATGTGCCGAAATCCTCGGACTCAAGATCGCCCTGTGCTGGTTTTTCTTTCTTCATAATCTCTCCAAAGTTGGAGTGGGCATTGCACCCACTCCAATATCATACTATAAAATCGCGTATTAGTAAAATTATTTACCAATCGAGGTTAGCCAAGCAACAACCTTTTGTAGCCAAGTTTGCTTGGTATCATCTACCCAGACAAATGATGCTGGTTCTGGTTGCTTTGCGTTTTCGCGGAAGAAAGGCAGTTCAGGTTGTACTACTTCTTTCTTTGCTTTTTCAGCAGTTTTAGCAGAAGCAAGATTGCCATCTAATTTGGCTTTCTTTTCGCCTTTCTCAGCAATAGCTTGAACGCGAGATTTCTTAGAAGGATAGTATCGCTTCTTTTTCTTCTTTGGAGTAACAGCACCTGCAACTACAATTTTTGCAGCTGGTGTTGTTTTACTTGTTGGTTTCTTTTCCATTATTATCACCTTGTACAATTTTAGTTAAGTCGGGATCAAAGAAGTCTGGTCCTTTGAGAACCTTACCATCTTCCCTGTATATCGGCTTCCCATCCGATCCTAGCTTAGACATGTTAGAACGATGTACTTCGTTGAAACATGCATCTAAGTCAATGCCAAACGCATGACCTGCGCCATACACAACGTATAGCAAGTCAGTTAGTGCGTCGGCAACTTCGACAATATCCTTGTCGCGAATTGCTTCCTTCAATTCTTTAAGTTCCTCTGCAATCAATTCAACTCTTAGTTTGCAGACATCTTTCGATGGGAACTCAGCTTCGTGCTTTACTTCTTGGTTGAATGTGTGCATAAACACACCAACACTTTCAAAATTACTCAAGGTCTCGCCCCTTCTTCCATTATAAAATTTGTCAGTCATATTAAAACTTTTTCCCAATCTTATATTTGCTAATCAATTCCCACTCATGCTTTTCTTTGTAAGGAATCACCTTGATAAACTTCATCGGAGCCTGATTCTCTTCGCTCATGGATGGAGTCACCAACTCAATCAAACCCCAGTCAGCTAACAGATTAGCGATAGTATTTCTACGAGCAAGATCTTCTTCGTCCAACGAAGATGGCTTACCGTCTAGTGCAAACAATTCTTTGAAGTGCACGATATAATACTTACCACGTTTATGTAAGATATGACAGGATTGATATAGAGTTTTGTTTTTCTCTGAAGCCACACCGACACGAGTTAGAGTTTCTTTAACTTTTAGAAAGTCATCTTCCTGATGTAGCTTCACTTCGATAAAAGTATCTAATGAAGTCATTTTGTATTTCCACCTTTTTGTAATTTTTGTAATATAAGGTCAACTTGCTCGGTGGCCAATACTGTAGAGATATCTTTTGCTTTTTGAACACTGCAACCATAATATTCGGCGAGTTGCATGACAATTTCATCCTTACTAGCTTTAGCCCACTTCGAGTATCTTTTATTCTTCCGCACTATATTTAGTAAATATTCATACTGAAGCAGACCATCGAGGTCGGGCAACATGTTCATATCATTTGCATACATGATAGTGTCAGGAAAGTAAGATAATCCTCGGTTGGTTAAAAATGCGTTATACTGCTTCTCGGCTAGATCTGGGTTCTCGCTGTCGCGGATTAGGTTCTTTTTGGTCTGGGTTATGCTGTTAGTGTAATCGAATGGATTTGACATATTACACCCACTCAGCATCGACCATAACTTCGGTTAGGAAAGCGACCGTGTTAATCTCTTGGTCGGCGACGAACGCTGACTGATACTGATAGCGACCCAGCAATAGAATCAGCTGTGGGATGCTGTTCGGCTTCATATAGGTCGACGACAAGTCATAGAACTTGCGGAAGAACGCAGTTGGTTCGGTGTCAAGATTCTCAGCAACCCATTTACGCATATCGTTGAATCGCTTGTTCTTTAGCAAGTCAACCAGACCCTTAAAGTTTTCTTCGCCAAGGTTGGATAGAATACCGCTGTCAATTTTACCAGTGACAGAATAGCGTTGTAGTTCATTCAGAACACGACGCCAGTCAGGGAAGTGCTTGGTTACAACTTCAGCAACGACAGCCTTGTCAAACTCAACACCCTCTTGTTCTAGAATTCCGCATGCACGTTTGTGAAACTGAGCAGCCAGCTTTGGCTTCTGGCTGGACGGAATCTTAAACTCGATAATTGAACAACGTGAGTGTAGTGGTTCAATGATTCGATTCTTGAAGTTACAGGTCAGAATGAAACCGCAGTTCTTAGAGAACTCTTCCATAAAATTACGGAGAGCTGGCTGAGTCGATTGCGCGTTAAGATAATCTGCCTCATCTAGGATGACCATCTTGCGTGTACCTGTGAACGAGATAGTAGAAGCGAAGTTCTTAATCTCTGTTCGCAGCGTATCAATACCGCCATTCATAGAACCGTTGATTTCGATATAGTCTAGACCCAGTTCTTCGCACATTGCTCGTGCGACTGTGGTCTTACCAGTTCCTTGCGAACCAGTCAATAGCAGGTTAGGGATGTTGCCCTGCTTTACAAATTCCGAGAACGTAGCTTTCAGGCTCTCGGGAAGAATACAATCTTCAATCTTGTGCGGACGGTATTTCTCCACCCACAAGAAGTCGTCTTTCATCATAATATAATTCCTTCATCATATAATCCGCTTGTATGGTTTTTCGTGAATCCATACAGTGGCAATCCATTTAATTGCTCCATCAGTTGGTGGCTCGCCAACGTGGAGCGTTTTCATATTTGTTTCTTCGTTTTTGTAATCGTATCTGAAGTATGTCGCTCTTCCACAAACAGGCTTCACTGAATAGTTTAACTTCGGGAAGGAAGTCAATCCTCCCAAAGAAACGTCATTCAAATAAACAATTACAGTCGCAACTCGAATATTGTTGGCTAGAGTGTTGAAGTCTACATGTTTCTTGTATTCTTCACCCGATTCATATTTGATAATAGAAATCGGTTCGCAATACTCTAAACCAACGTTTGCTACTTTGGTAACAGCTTCAAGCAATGACAAAGTAGCATGACTATGCGTATGCGATAGCCATGTACTTTTACTTGTACGATATCCCGATTCGCCACCCGATATCTTAGAAGGCTCCAACAACGGAGTTGCTTCGTTTATGATATCTTGACAGACTTCCTTAGTCAGGAAGCCGTCAATTACTTTGATGAGTGGGCGATCGTTTAGAATCATTGACCGTATTTTGAGCTGCTTTCTGTTGCGATAAAGTATTCAAGACCAGCTTTCTCGTTGGCAAACTTACCCATGCCTTTCGAAGAGATAGAAACTTTATAGTCACCGCTGATAAGTTTCAGGTTCTCAGACTTGAAGACCATACGGAACTTAGCAGAGTTGGCTTGACCGACATCTACGTGATACTCGTTAGAGGTATCGTTCTTGACGTTGGTAGCAACCAGTTGGGTGTTGGTTGTACCATCAGAAACAACAGCGATTTCTGGAGCCTGAAGGACGCTCGCAGCTTTCAATACTTCGCTGATGCTAGTAGCAGATGCATCGAATGTAACTTCTTCGGTAGGAAGTTGCAGTTTCTTTTCTGGTGCAGCGATAATCATGCTTGGCTCAGCGAACCAATACTTGATGCTACGCTTACCGCTAGAGATATTGACAAACTTGTCAGTAAAGTCAAAGTCAGGATCTTCAAACAAACTGATAGCACCAAGGAACTGACCGAGGTCATAGATCGCAAAAGTGTTCGGGAAGTTTTCAGAAACCACAGCAGAAGCTAGGATGTTCTTCTGTGGAGAGATAGTCGACAGGGTTGAACCTGCACGGACTAGGATATTTCCATTAATTGTAGAAAAGTTCTTTAGAATGGAAAGGGTTTGTTGACTAATTTTCATAATATATTATCCTTGTTTCGTCAATTCTTCATAGACTTCGACGAAGTGCTCGTTCTCAGCCACTTCGTCATTGAAGTTTTGTTTGTGATGCACCTTTGCAATTTTGCGCAGGATCTTCTTGTCAATCTGAAACTTGTCAGATGCTTCTTTGATAGCTTCATTGATTGCTGTCCTTTCGGCAGCAATCATAGTCATCATGTTAGATACATCATCCAACACTTTCTTGAGTTTTACACGGTCAGCTTCAATCATTATATTATACTCTAAAAGGGATTATTAGTAAAATTACTTCTTTTTCTTTTCTGCTTGTTTTTGCTTGTTGATTAAACCAGTATCGGCAGTAGCAGAAGCACCAACAGAAGCAAGAGCGGATAGCGAACCACCAAAGGTATACGAACCAGTGTGTTGTAGTTCCATCCAAGGACACAGCCAAATAGTACCACCCATCTTAATTACGTTTTGGCAGAACATATAATCTTCTGACAGATAACGCTTAGATACTGGGTCGATAATGCAGTCGAAGTATGCGTGAATTTCACGAGTACCATCAAACGCAGCAGTGCGAACATGGTCAGGCTTGTAGCTGTACTCGGGATAAGCAGCTTTGTATTCGTCGAACACTTTGCGCTTAATCATCATGAAGCCAGTTCCGATTTCAAGAACTTTAGCTGGCTTGTCAAGACGAATTTCAGTTTGACCTGCATCAACGATTGGGTTGAATACAAAGTCGCCGACATACTTCTCAAGGTTGTTTGGATTTTCGTCAGCAACACCTTTATCAACAGCTTGCTTAATCTTTTCCCAAGCAATACATTTCTTAGGATATGGACCACCGATGATGTCATACGGAGATTCATCATCTTGCAACGCAAGCAACGACAGAACGTCGTTAGGATTAAAGCCGATGTCTGAGTCAATAAACATCATGTGAGTCGAATCGCTACGCAGGAACTCGTCAACGCAGTAGTTACGAGCGCGAGTAATTAGCGATTCGTTGAACAAATAGTACACTCGCATTTCAATACCATACTTGACGCACATAGCAGTCAAGTCAGCGATAGAACGGCAGTATGTACCATGACATTGACCGCCATACATTGGCGTAGCAACAAACAGCTTGCGCTTACGCAGTTCTTCAATTTCAACTTTGATTTCCATTATACAATGATTCCTTGTTTTGGTGTGATAATCTTACCAGTCAATTCTTTATAGTGATTGACTAGCGGTTCTTGCGGATCTAGAATACAAAGCACAGAAGATTTTTCAAAATATACTTTATCTGTAATAGCATATGGTGAAAACTTCATCAAGACCAACCCTTTATCTGGGTGCATCGCGAGTGAGTATGGATTATGTGCTACTTGAACATCAGTCATTTCAAGTTCGCAAATAATATCTTCGCCTGTAATTAGCTTAACTAATTTGACTTCCATCACGGCACCGACGAGACGATGCTCTTGCGTGGTTTTGTAACCTTAGTAGTTGCATTATCGTAATCGTCAATCAACGAATCAACTGGAGTGACAATAAACATAATATGCTTTTTATCAATGGTTACAAACTTAGCCGCAGATGTGTACTGCATGTACGGAATAAACACAAGACGACCATCATTAACAGCAACCAACATCGCGTTGGTTAATTCAACAACATCGCCTTTATCTTCTAGGTCAGAAATAATTTCTTCACCAGTTGTTAATTTAATAACTTCTACACTCATTTTAATATCCTCTTCAATTTTGCCAATTTCTTTTGGCGCTTAAATGCGAGTTCTTTCTGAACGAAAGACGCTCGGTCAATATACTTAGTTCCATTCATATGGTCTAATTCGTGCAAGAAGCAACGAGCAGCCATGCCTGTAAACTTCTTGGTAATAACTTCGCCACTAGGTTCGGCATAACGAACTTTGATATGGCGTGGACGTTTGATTTTGATTCCCAATCCTGGGAAACTTAAACAACCTTCTTCTAACAAAATCTCCTCGCTAGATTCATCAATCAACTTTGGGTTGAAGCAAACAATAGCAGGAACAGCTTCCATCGCAAATGCGCGATATGGCAAACCAATTTGATTGGCAGATAATCCTATGCCATTATGATGACGCATGGATTCAACTAGATCGTATGCTAATTGAATCGGGTCGATGGCTGGATTGTCAAAATCAAATCTTGGCATCTCTTCCGAAAGAATAGGATCTGTATCTTTCACAAGCGCATAAACAACACCTTTATAAGACATTACATCTTTCATGAAAAGAATGCCTCTAGCGAAACAGGTTTATCTTCAATAGCTTCTGGGTGATACCTAGCAAGCATGTCTTTGCCATCTTTATCTGGCATGCCTGAAATAAACTTATACCACTCTTTGCTTTCCCACATGTTAGGCGATACACCGTTCCAAAGTGGACGCCATTCAGGATGGTCTTGGTTCAGACGACGTGCTTCTACGAAGTCACGACGCAGAGTTTCATATTCCCATGAGCCAAGTTCTTTCATGTTCTCACGGAAGTAACAGACGATAGACATGCGCTCAACGCAATCCATACAGCAGTCATCTGTCGGTGGTAGGATTTCCGTATTGCCATGGATTGCTGCGTGGTTAGCAACAAGCAACACATCTCCTGGGCGGATATTAATTGCTACTCGGAACTCTGGCAATACCAAGTAGCCACCGCGATAGTCTTTGCCATTGGTAACGACACCAAGGTTAGAGTATCCTTCAGCAAGGTCGCCAGCATCTCGATGTGCGGCAGTACGGAAATTCTTGTTAATAGTAATCGTGGTGAATACGGTATCTTCAGCAACACGGAAACGCTTATCTAGCGCATCAGAATGTTGCTTCTGAATGCCATAGCGTTGTGGTAGTAAATCTTTGAAGAACTTATCTAGCTTACGGAAGTATGGGAACGCTTTCTCAA